CTAAAAAGACTCGTCAAGGAACAGGGCAGAATACTAAGTATGCCGCTACGTCTCGCAATAAAGCACGTAAGAAGTACAGGGGTCAAGGTAAAGGTTAATTAAATGTATAGTCGCGATCAAATTTTAAATTCGATCAAAGACCTTAAGACATGCCTCAAACCTAGCACTATTCCTGGTGCTGGGGTTGGGGTTTTTTCTTTGGTTGATATTCCTAAAGATACTCTGATATTTGATGTGAATAGATCTGATGATTTCTTTTTTAAGATGTCGGAAATAGAAAATCTGCCATCCAATATTCAAAACTACATATTGGGAATGACAGATGGAACAGAAGAAGGTTTTTATCTGGATGTTCCTGCATTTAAAATATATACCGCATATTATGTCAACCATTCTTTCGAACCAAATGTATTTTGGGATAGGAGAAATGATGAACTCTTTTCAATTAAAGATATTAAAGCAGGTGAAGAGTTGACGACATATTATAGACCAGACGAAAGAGATTTCTAATGAACGTAGTTAATTTACCACCAAAAAAGGTTTGGATTCGAAAAGAATATCTAAGAGATCTTCGTGATGGACATGGGGAATATGTAAAAGGATGGTGGGTTTCTCTTAAATCAATTTGGGGTAGATGTTTCTATTTTGAAACTTATATTCCAGAATATGGTGCTTTATATGATAAACTACCAATATCTGCATTCTTGGATTGGGAAAGTGATCATCATGAACGCCCAAGAGAAATAAAACCAGATTTACCAATTAGTGATTTGCAGTATTGGGATAGTTTTGATTATGATGTTAGAGTCATTGAAAAACAATTTTTATATACAATGTCTGTAGAAGTTAAGCATCGTTCTGGACATATTTCTCAAAATGGTAAATATTTGTTCACTATTGATTCATATCATGCTGACAGGGATATTCCAGACCTAACATTTGCAGAATTTCCCGAAGAACATAAGTCTCACAACTGCATCGTTCTCCCAAATGGGCAGATTGGTCTATATCCAAACAATAGATGTCGTTGGATTGAAGAGAGTTTAACTCCTCCAACACTCAAAAAACCAGATTTTCTTGTTTCTACAAGAAGTTTTACCGTTGAAAATGGTGGTTCTCACTGTTCAGGATCTCTCGGGCACTCTGAGGAGTATTTTTGGGAGCACGAATTGCAAAATAAATACTGACAAGGGATAGAAACCCCTTAAAAAGTTCTGTTTTATCAAAAACAGGAGCAAAAATGGCAAATTCACCCGTTGATAGAGACTCAAACTACATGTATCAGATGTGGGGAACCACAAAATTGATCTCTGATTATGGAAGTCTGTCTCAAATTGAAGAAAAAAAGGTGATTCAAGAGATTATGCACGATGAAATACCTTCCAAAAAGCATCATTTGAAGGAACAGAGCGAATTACACGCAAAAATTCGCAATGATGAGGACTATGATGACTGGGAATATGGAACGGAACCAAATTATGGGATAGGTCTATAAATATTAGTACCTAAAATCTCTTTATAAATGGCAGTACAACGAATATCCAGAGGATTTAAGGATATTAGCCTATCATTTGATATGCACCCTGTTACCAAGGATATTCTTGTACTCAAAAATGAGGATGCGATCAGGAGATCAATACGAAATCTTGTTCAAACTATCCCAAGTGAGAGATTTTTTAATCCCACTATTGGTGCAGACGTAAAAACTAGTCTGTTTGAATTCGTTGATTTTGGTACTGCATCGGTTTTAGAGCAGCAAATTAAGATTGCGATTGAAAATTATGAACCAAGAGTCGAAAATCCACGAGTTGTCGTGAATCCAAGACCAGATTTGAATGCATTTGAAATTACCATAACATTTACAATCGTGGGATTAGAAGTTCCTCGTCAACAGTTTACATATATCCTAGAGGCAACAAGATAACATGCCTTTTACAAAGTTTACAAACCTAGATTTTGATCAGATAAAGACGTCCATCAAGGATTATCTCCGTGCGAACTCAACGTTCACGGATTTTGACTTTGAAGGATCGAACTTTTCGGTCTTAATCGATACGCTCGCATATAATACCTATATTACGGCATTTAACTCAAATATGATTGTAAACGAATCCTTTTTGGATTCGGCAACATTGAGAGAGAATGTCGTTTCTCTTGCAAGGAACGTTGGGTATGTTCCTCGCTCTAGAAGTGCCGCAAAGGCAACTGTGTCCTTCAATATCACCTCTTCAAGTACTTCGGCACAAACTATACTAAAAGCAGGTTTAGTGTGCATAGGGGCGGTTGACAACACCTCTTACACGTTTTCGGTTCCAGAAGACATTACACGTAATAATATAGGTGGAACCGCAACATTTGATAATATAGAGGTTTATCAGGGCATATACCTAACAAAAGAATTTGTAGTAGATAACTCAACTAACCAGCGTTTTATTCTAAACAACCCAAATATTGATACTGATACGATTGTTGTTAAGGTTGGAACTCGTGAATATAGGAAAGTAGATAATATTTTCACCGTTGATTCTAATTCTGAAATATATCTCTTACAAGAGATTGCCGATGAAAAGTATGAATTACTATTCGGTGATGGAATTATTGGTAAGAAATTAGAAACTGGCACAACGGTTAAGGTTAGTTATATTACAACCGATGGTGAAGATGGTAATGGTCCATCATTGTTCTCATATTCTGGCACTACTGTAGATAGTAATGATCTTCTTGTTACTCCATCAGGAACGGTAAATATCACAACTGTTTCTCGTTCTGATGGTGGTAGTAGTATTGAGTCGATTGAATCTGTAAAATACTTTGCACCAAGAGTTTACTCATCACAGTATCGTGCAGTAACGGCAAAGGATTATGAGGCAATTATTCAGTCCATTTATCCAAATACAGAGTCTGTTTCTGTTGTTGGTGGTGAAGAACTTGATCCACCACAATTTGGTAAGGTTTTACTAAGTATTAAACCAAAAAATGGCACATCAATTTCAGATTTTACAAAGTCACAGATTCTTAACGATCTAAGACAGTATTCAGTATCTGGAATTAACCAAGAAATTATTGATCTCAAACTACTATATGTTGAGATTGATAGTGATGTTTACTATAACTCAACAAGAGTCAGTAATGTTCAAGATCTAAATTCGAAAATTGTATCTTCACTGAATAAGTATTCCGAATCTGTTGATCTCAATAAGTTTGGCGGAAGATTTAAGTATAGTAAATTACTCCAAGTCATTGATAATGTAGATACCTCAATCACATCTAATATCACCAGAGTGAAGATGAGGAGGAATATGAATTGTGCTGTGAATACTTTTGCACAGTATGAGATTTGTTTTGGTAATCAATTCCATAAAAATATTGGTGGATATAATATTAAGAGTACCGGATTTAAAATTCCTGGTGAACCAGAGACCGTATATTTTGTAGATGTTCCATCAGAAAGCAGCGATATTGGGATTCTTTCAATTGTAAAACCAACTATTGATCCAGATACCTATGAGATTGTTAAAAAATCGATAGGAACCGTAGATTATACTAATGGAGAAATCCTAATCAATACTATTAATATCATTTCAACATCTCTTGCGGATAATATTATTGAGATTCAGGCGTATCCAGAATCAAATGATATTATTGGTTTAAAAGATCTATATTTGGTCTTTGATGTCTCGAAAAGCACTATAAATATGGTTAAAGATACCATATCATCTGGGGAGCAAATCTCTGGTGTTGGTTTCCCTGTAAGATCAAGTTATTCAAACGGAAAGTTAACTAGGTAACGAGGAGATATGATTACAACTGGTTTTGACGCTAGAGTAAAAGTACAGCAAATTATTGAGAATCAGTTACCAGAATTTTTACTCAGTGAGTCACCAAAAACGGTAGATTTTCTAAAGCAATATTATATTTCCCAAGAGTATCAAGGGGGACCGATTGATGTTGCCGAAAATTTAGATCAGTATTTAAATTTAAATAATCTAACACCAGAAGTTATTACTGGTATTACTACCTTAAGTAGTTCTGTTTCATCAACAGATTCAACAATCTATGTCGAATCTACCAAGGGATTTCCTGATCAATATGGTCTGTTTAAGATCAATAACGAAATAATTACTTACACTGGAATCACAACTAACAGTTTTACTGGTTGTGTACGTGGTTTTAGTGGAATTTCAAGTTATAGAAATGAAACTAATCCAGAAGAACTTATTTTTGAATCGACTCTTGCATCTTCACACTCAAATGAGACAAGAGTACATAATTTAAGTGCTTTATTCCTAAAAGAATTCTATAAAAAATTAAAATATCTTCTTGCACCAGGATTTGAAGATGTTGATTTTGTTTCAACTCTTGATGTAAATAATTTTATAAAGAATGCCCGCAGTTTTTATCTTTCTAAAGGAACTGATGAATCTTTTAGAATTCTGTTCAATGTTTTATATGGTATTACTCCAAAAGTTATAAATCTTGAGAATTTCCTTTTAAAACCTTCTAGTGCAGAATTTGTACGTAGAGAAGTATTAGTCGTAGATGTAATTTCTGGAGATCCAGCAAAATTAGTAGGTCAGACCGTAAGAAATATTGATAACACTGCTTCTGGACCAGTATCAGAAGTTGAAATTATTACAAGAAACAATAGATCTTTTTATAAGATACAATTATTCTCTGGATATGATGAAAATAGTTTAGTTCAAGGAACTTTTGAGATTACTCCTAAAACAATTGTTTCTGATAATGTATCTGTTGGATCTTCAGTAATTACTGTTGATAGTACAATTGGATTTTTAGAATCGGGTACTTTGATTTCTGGTCCAAATACTATTTCATATACTGATAAGAGCATTAATCAATTCTTTGGTTGTGATGGAGTAACAACTGCGATAGAACCATCGACTGACATTAGATCAGACCAAATTATTTTTGGATATGAAGATGGTGATCCAACAAAGAAAGTTGAATTAAGAGTTACTGGTGTTCTTTCTGGTATTGAAGATCCTGAGGATTTATCTCTTCTTTTAGAAGATGATAATATTTCTGTAAAGAATCTTGGTCAAAAAATCTTAAATGATAATAAGAATAATAAAGAATTTACTTTTAATACCTGGATTTATAATACTAGATCTAGATATGAAATAGAGTCATTTGTAAATAATCAATTAATTTTATTCGAAACTCCAGACAAATCGAGTTTAAAAGTTGGGGATACTGTAGATATTTTAGATCGAAATTCTGAAAATATTGTTGTTGCAGATGCAATTGTAACATCAATAACAAATCGTCCAGATCAAACACTTCCTAGAGTTGTACTTTTAAACAAAAATATTACAGGAGTTCCATCAAACAGAAGATTAAGTATTAGAAGAAAATATAATTATACGTCTTCCTTAAATACCCCGATAAGTAATTCGAGTATTCTTTCAAACGTACAAAATACTTATATTGAGAATGATGCATATATGTATGTTGCATCAAACTCTCTTCCAAGTTATCAAATAACTAAAAAATTATCTACAGCAAATATTACTGTATCTCCATCTTCTGTACTTGACGATATTTTTCAAAATTACAACCCATTAACAGATTTATACTCCGTATTATCTTTTAATGATGATGTCCCATTTGTCACTGGAGATGCTGTAGTATACCATGGAGATGACGAAGTATTTCCCAATTTAGTATTTGATCAAATATATTATGTTGAAGTTTTAGAGGATTCTGGAAGAAAGAATAAGATTAGATTATATAATGCAAGATCCTTTATCTCTACACAAAGTTTTGTTGAATTTGGTAGATATAGTGAATCTTCAAACCACAATTTTACATTACTGCAGCATTATAACAAATCACTGTATCCCAAAAAATCTTTATTAAAATTCCCATTAGAACCTAATATTAAAACAGAATCCAGCACATCAACTAAAGTTGGTGCTATTGGAAAATTAATTAATGGTGTTGATATTATTAACTATAAGTCAGATGATAGAATTTATTCTGGTCCTATTGATTCTCTGAGAATTTATAATGGAGGAAAAGATTATGATGTCATTAATCCACCCTCAATCATTATATCTAATCCTGTTGGTTTCGGAACAACAGCCTTAGCACAAGCAGTTGTTAGAGGATCTGTAGAATCTATTGCCGTAGATCCACAAAACTTTAATATCAATAGAGTTCTTTCAGTTACAATTTCTGGCGGAAATGGTGATGGTGCGGAGTTAGAAGCAGTATTATCTAAACAATTCCGTGAAATTGAATTTAATGGAAACCAAACAGGAATTGCCGCAACTGGTGGTGTAGACATAGTCAATGAAACAATCACATTTTTAGAACCACACAATTTAGAAAGTGGTGAAAGAATAGTATATAATCCAGCAGGAAATCAACCTTTAGGAATAGGATCATTTAAGTTTTCAAATACAGATCAAGAAAGATACTTGGTTAATGGATCAATCTATTATCCAGAAATTGTAAATACAAGATCAATTCTCCTTTATGAAAATGAAGAAGATTACATCTCTGGAATTAATACTGTAGGTTTTACTACAATCAACACTGGAGGAACCCACAAATTTAGATTATTTGAATCTAAAAATGTGATTTCTGAAATAAAAATTCTAAATTCTGGAAGTGGTTACGAAAATAGAAAATTAAATGTAAAACCAACTGGTATATCAACAGAATTAAATAAAGTTACTTTTGAAAATCACGGATTTAAAGATGGTGATTTAATTAACTATTCATATGAATCTTCTGGAATTGTTGGTCTTTCCTCTTTAAGTCAATATCGTATCATTAAATTGGATAATTCCAATTTCCAATTGGCTGATGCTGGTGTAACTGGTGCAGCAACGACGGATTTTGATAGGAAGAAATTTACAAATCTTGAAACTACTGGTGAAGGATATCAAATTTTCGAATACCCACCTGTAGAAGTTGTTATTAACGCAGAATATTCTGGAATTGGTACAATTGTAGCAACTCCTCAAGTTAGAGGTGAAATTGTTGACGTATATCTGTATGAAAATGGTACTAACTATGGATCTACAATTTTAAACTTCCAAAAA